ACCAGAGTATTTATTCAAACCCGGGCAATCTGGCAACCCAGCTGGACGCCCGAAAGGAGCTAAAAACTTTACTACTTTATTTGAAAAAGCGGTTAAAGAAGTTGCGAAAAAATTAGAATTAGGAGAAGACCCAGATGCCGTAGAAATTCAAATCATTCAAAGAGGGATAAAAGAGGCATTGGCGGGAAAGTATCCGTTTTATAAAGATATTTTAGATAGATATTATGGAAAAGCAAAAGAAAGCATTGAGCTTTCTGGAGAAATTATGCAAGATATTAATTTGGATAAACAAACTCAACAAACTTTAAATGAATTTTTAGAATGGAGGAAACATCAAATATAGATTTTAATAAAGATGTTAGAATAATAGTTGAAGAGCAAAAAACTCGAGATTTTTTAAAAGAATATAATGAATTGTGTAAAAAATATAATCGGGCTTTTTTGCCCATACTAAATTTAATTCCTTATGCTTCAAACGATACTACTAATAACAATTCTGCTGATTCAACTGGTCAACCTAATAATTCTAATAAGAAAGATAGTAATTCAAAAAAGGGTAATAGATAGTGAAGAGGTGGTAAATATTAGAACTCCACAGAGTAAAATTTTAGAATGGCAACCGCCAAAACCAGAACAAGAAAAGGCGTTTAATAAAATCCTTAAAAAATTAAATCTTAAATAATAATATGGAGTCTTTTGAAGAATTACGAAGAAAAGCTAAAATGTCAGAAAATGACTTTGCTGATGTTCAGCAACCATTTGATAGAAAAACTGGCAAGCGTAATCCTTATTTTGATAAGATTTATTCTAAAACGTTACAAGAAAAAGAAAGATTGGTTAATGAACGGATTTCTAAAGAGCAGGAAATGAAAATTAGAAGTGATTGGGAAAAACAGCATAATCAAGAAAGACGCTTGCATCCAAAGTATCTTTAATGGATTTATCTTCTTCACAAATTAATCAGTATCTCTGGACTCAATCTCCATTATTATGGATAACTGACCATAAAATTAAAAATGAAAAGGGAGAATTATTGGAATTTAAAAATCATAAATTTCTAAAAGATATTTTTGATGATTGGAGTCCAGTTCAAGTTGTTAGAAAAGCATCACAAGTTGGTTTTTCAACTTCTATTGTTTTGAAAACTGCCTGTGCTGCTCACTTTAAAAAATATAATATAATTTATTGCTTGCCAACTTTTAACGATGTAAAACAGTTTGTTCCTACTAAAGTTAATCAGTTGATTGTTAATAATCCAATTTTGGCAAAATGGACCAAAGATAAGGATACTATTTTTCAGAAACAATTTAATCCTGGCTTTATTTATTATAGAGGAACTTTTGCTCAAAAAACATTGGACCAGAAAATGGAAGCAGGGGTGGGAATTATTTTATCAGCTGACATTTTGGCTATGGATGAATCCGATAGAAGCGACCAAGTAATTTTAGAACAATACGAATCACGGCTTGATGCCTCAACTTATAAAGGCAAATGGTATTTTTCAAATCCTACTACACCATTCACTTTATCTCAAAGAAAATGGGAAGAATCAGATCAGAAACATTGGTTTGTGAAATGTCCGCATTGTAACGAATGGCAGTATCTTGATTTTTTTAAGAATATTAGTTATAATAAGTTTGTCTGTCAGAAGTGTAGAAGAGAACTTAGTGATGATGTTCGTAGAAATGGACAATGGGTAAGAAAGTATAAGAATAGAGAGATTAGCGGTTATTGGATTAATCATTTAATGTGTCCGTGGAAAACAGCAGCAGAGATTAGCAAGAATTACGAAACTAAAACTAAACAGTATTTTTATAATTTTGTGCTTGGGCTTCCTTATACTGGCTCTGATATTACTGTTAATAGAGATGTAATATTAAGAAATGTTGATTTAAGCAAACCTAATTTTCAAGAAAATAATGTAATGGGAGTAGATCAAGGATTGAAAAAGCATTATGTCATAGGCAACTCTCAAGGAATTTTCAAGATAGGAGAAACAGACAGTTGGGAAGAAATTAAAAATTTAATAAAACTTTATGATATCAAAGTAGCGGTATTTGATGCTTTGCCTGATTTAACAGAGCCAAGAAAAATTAGAAATGAGTTTCTTGGAAAAGTGTGGTTGAGTTATTATAAGAAAGAAATTCAAAAAGCAGATTTTATTAATTGGGACTCCAATACATTTACAGTTTATTCCGACCGCACAAAAATGATTGAGCTATTGATTTCTGAACTAATAGAGAGTAAAATAAAGTTTCAGATGAAATTGGAAGATTTAGCAGATTATATTAATCATTGGTCATCTGTTTATAAGGTAGTAGAAAAAGACAGTTTAGGAATTGAAAGAGATGTTTGGGAAAGTCAGGGTGAAGATCATTTTGTTCACGCTACAGTTTATTTTAGATTAGCTCTTGAGAGAATGGGTGGAGATACCACAATTAAAAAGTGGGAAAACTTTCCTAAAGGTAATATAAATATAGCCCCTAATTTACACTAATTATGTCAGAAGAAATTTTAACAGAAGAATTAAATAAAGATGTTCTTTCTTATCGGGAGAAATTACAATTAAATACTCCTGACGATGAATTGGTCAGGGCAGTAGACAAGGCAATGAAAGAAAGTATTGATTTGAAAGATAAGATTGATAAGATTGGAATTAAAAATAAAAGATATTGGATAAGCGGAACTGAAAAAGAAGCACAGGATTTTCATCCAGCTAAAGCTAAAATTACTGCTAATAGAATTTTTGCTGATGTTGAAACTGCTATTCCGATTTTAACTTCAGAACCGCCAGAACCTACTATTTTAGGAAAATTTGATAATGATACCAAAGATAGAATTCAAAAAGCATTACAACTTGCTTATGAAGTAAAATATCAAATGCAACAGAAATTGCAGAAGATGATTCGTAATTGGTATATTTATAGAGTGGGAATTCTCAAATATCGCTGGGGTAAAAAAGGTTTTGTAACAGAAGTTGTTTTGCCGAAAAAGGTGGGAATGGATAAATATGCTACCAGTAAAGAGAATTGTGAATTTATCTGGGATGAATTAGAAGATACATTAGAAAACCTTGAAAAGAAGTTTCCTAAACAAAAAGATTTTCTAAAACAAGTTGCAGGAGACAATCCTAAAGCAAAAATAAAATATATAGAATTTTGGGGTGGTAATGGAGAATGGGTTTGTTGGAAATTGAGAGACAGAATTCTTGATAAAATGAAAAATCCTAATTGGGATTATGACAATATAGACAATAACATTTTTGATACTCCGCAATTTCCTTACATTTTTCTTAATGTTTTTAATTTGGGAGATGAAAGCGGATTTTATGATGATACTTCGCTAATTGAACAAGCTGCCCCAATTCAGGAAGGTGTCAGCCAATTAGAAAGACAAATTTTAGATTTGAATGAAGGACAAAAAAGAGTTTGGGTAGTTTCTTCACAAGCAATGAGTGAAACTAAAGCACAGGCATTAGTTAATGAAACTGGCGATTTATTAGTTTATTTAGATAGAGGAGCCCCAGCTGGTTCAGTTGGACAAGTGCAATCAGGCAAACCAGATGCTTCATTGTTTAATCATTTATCACATTTATTAGCTGAAATTGATAATATAATAGGGATGCATTCTACTACGAGAGGAGAAAGAGCACAGCAAGAAACTCTTGGTGGCAGACAGCTTTTAATGAGTTCTGATTATGGAAGATTAGATTTAATAGTCCGCAATGTTGAACAAGTTGTTGAAGAGTGGTATAATGCTTATCTACATATGGTAAAAGTGTATTCTGATATAGGAGATACTCTTTATGATACAAAAACCAATGAAGAAATTAGATTGACAGGTGAGATGATTCCAAAAGGAATAACAATAATGGTTAAGAAAGGTTCTACTTTGCCTACAGATGAAGTAACTAAAAGAGCAAACGCAATTCAGTTAGCACAATTCGGTATGATAGATCCTACAACTTTATTTGAGGAAATGTCTTATACTAATACAGACAAACGAACTCAAGATTTATATAATTGGCTGGTAATGACTGGAAAAATTCAACCTCCACAACAACCATCACCAGCTACAGGACAGGCACAACCAACTATTGCTGGACAAGCACAGCAACCAGACCAAGATTCAAGAGCTCGGCAGGTAGCCAGAATTAATCAAATATTACAATCAGAGCAATTTAAGCAATTATCACCAGAAGAGCAATTGCAAATAACTGGTCGAGCAAAAGAAATTTTAAATCAAATGTAAATTTATGCCCAGTAAAAGTCGTGCCCAGCAAAGATTTATGGGAATGGTGCATGCTGTGCAACAAGGCAAAATGAAAGCACCATCGGCAGAAGTTGCTAAAGCTGCTAAAAGCATTCCTCAAACAGCAGTTAAAGAATTTGCTTCTACCAAATCAAATAATTTGCCATTGCGTATAATAGATACTTTGAAAAATCGTTTAAGAAAAAAGAAAACAACTTAAAGGTCGATAACAAAATAAAATTAAAAAAAAGTCTCGCAAGAGCAACTTTTATGGAAGATACAAATAATGACCAATTTGTAGCTGGTATTATCAATGGAGAGGAGAAAGATGAAGACGAAACAACTTCCAAAGATAATGAACAAGCTAATCAAAAGTCAGAAGAAACCAATTCAGAACCACTCACTTTAGAGCAAGTTGCTAAATTAACGCAGGGATTGCAAAAAGGTTATACTTTAACTCGTCAAGAATTGGCAGATATTAAGAATA